CAACTCATTAGCAGCCAAACCTCATGTTAAACCAAGTAAATCTTTGTGTTTCTTGAATTTGTTCTTCTAAAAAACTTGTATTCAATTGTGTCTTTAAAGTATCTATAGCTTGAATAATTTGTCTTTGAACTTCTTTTGAATAAACCGGTGACGGTTCTGGTATTTGAAAATCTACTTTAGCCATTATCTTCTTCCATCTGGTTGTATGTCTATCCTAAAAATACCATATCGCCAAGTCTCATCTACAGAAGTATTTTCTATTCTTATACTAGCTAATCTTGCTCTTGCACGTGTGTCTACTTTATCTGTTGATGTATCAATCGTAAATGGACCAATATAAGTTTCTCCTTTAGCAACTGTAGTATCTGCTGGGTAAGATCTTAAATATAGAGTCACTTTTGCATTACCTTCTAAATTTTTAAAGTCAGGTATAAATCTTCTAATTTTTAAAAAGAATTCACCATCTCCACCCTCAGTTAAATCAAAATCTCCTGATCTTATATAAGCAGGTATTGCTGTCTTATTACCAGCATAATCAACTTCATTTAACCCTGTTTCTTGCGCATAATAATATGTAGCTCCTGTAGATATACCGTTAACTGTTGGAAAAGTTGGAGTAATTGCACTGTCATATTTTGTAGCATAAGGAAAATCATAAATACTTGCATCTGCATAAGTTGTTCTAGACATTGTTCCAGTTGTCCAAACTTTATCTAAATAGTTGTAAGTTACATATCTATTAGTTTTAGTAGAATTAGCTGTTGGATAATACCAAGTAACTTCATTAAACAAACTATTATGACCTGCATAAACAATTTCTCCAGCATTGAAATTAATTCCAGTATTTCCTTCTCCAACTGTTGTAAATACATAATCCTGAACATAACTTGGAACTGATATCACAGTTCCATCAAATGCAAAAAATCCTCCAGAATCTCCCATCCAATAAATAACACCATCAGCAAATATCACTGAATGTTGACCAATACATCCACAATTAGAACCTACTTTTCTAATACTGAATGTATAAGGAGCTCCTATAAATTGCATAGTATAGGCTGCATTATCTGTCAAAATTAATATATAGTCTTTACCTTTTGCAGCACCAATAATTTTAGTTCCATCATCTAATCTAAATGTACCAGCTGTATTTGTTGAAGTTGGCTCATATACATTATAATTTTCAGTATCTGAAAATCTGATTAACATTTTATCTTGTGAACTACTTACTCCTATCGTTTCTTCTGTTCCTAAATGTATTAAATGTCTATCTCTATCAGATACAATACTCATAACAGATGCTCCTGGCATATTTGTATTAATAACTGCTCTCGTTTCTAAAGCATTTGCTACTGAAGGGTCCCAAGTAAAAGTAACACTATTATGTACTGTAGCAATTAAAATTTGACCAAAATTATCTAATGACCAAGAAGCAGGATCTAATACAACTGGTGAAGAAAACGTACTTTCTTCTCCCCAAGCAATAAATGTAGATGCATCATATGTTACCGCATTATTTGAATGGGCTGCCGCGGTCGTTCCACTAGCGCCCCTTGTACAACCCGTAAATGTAGTTGCTGTTTTACCTGAATAAGTAATTAATTCACTGTCTATTAATATTGTCCCAGTTGCACTAAACCCAGTAGTTGAGTTAACAGTAATCGTTGCAGTATTGTCATTAATTCCCCCATTAAGTAAAGTTTGTAAAGCACTTAAATTTAACCCACCCCAATAACCTGTACCAAATCCATAACCATACGTTTGATCTAGAGGACCAAAATCATAATAAGGTGTTACCGTAGCAGATCCTGCAGCAGTCATTCCTGTGCCTGTTTCTGCGGTTAACATTTGAATAGTAAATTTGCTTGATGATACTATTGATTTAACTTCAAACAAATTAGTTGTAAAACTTGCAGCTGTATATCCAGTGCTTGGAGTGCCTGGTAAAGTAACTGAACTTATTTTAATTATTCTCCCTATTGATAACCCATGTCCACCTTTATTAACTTGAACAATGTTAGATCCTGTAGTTGATGTAAAAGTACAAGAAGTTAATGCAGTGTCTAATGGAGTAATATCGTAAAATTGGCCTTCAAAATATATTACTAATAATTTATTAGTGCCTATTGCAGCATATCTATTACCATTTAAATCAGCCCATATGAACTGTTCTCTGGCTGCACCAACTAATGAACTATTAACTAATTGCTGCCAACCGCCTATTTTTTCAGGCGATCCATAACGAAAACGTACATAATCCCCATCAATCCAACGTCCTTTGGCTTGAGAAGGTGTATCTTGTTTATCAAATCCTGGTTGTACTGGTATTTTAAGTAAAGGCATAAAAGTTATTATACCTTATATCTATATAATTAACAATAAAGAGTTATTTGTTCTCTATTTTTATAATAATTTTTTTAATTTCTGGTAAATATGCATATTTTAAAGAAGTGTTTAACATCATGTCTTTTAAATCATATAATGTTTCAACTATTGGTTCGCCTGGTTGATTAAGTGATGTATTTAATAAAAATGGTATTTTATACTCTTCATTATACATCTTTAATAAATTATAATAATTTCTATTTGTTGTTGATTTAACACCTTGAATTCTAGATGTATTATCTTTTGCTATAACATTTTTTAAAAATTTTAGTTTATCTTCTTTAGCAGTATATACAAACATCATGTATTCTGGATCTTGTTTAATATTATCTATAAACCAATTTGATATTTCTTCATATAAAATAGAACACGCAAATGGTCTATACCATTCCCTTTTTTTAATTTCATTTATTAATGAAATACATTCTGGATGTGTAGCATTCATTAATAAACTCCTATTACCAAGAGCTCTTTGCCCTTGTTCAGATCTACCTTGAAATATTGCCATAGGAAAATTATTAACTATTTTAGAAGCTTCATTTACTGAACAATCTTTTATTTCAAAATTATTATTAAATATTTCTAATTCATATTTAGGTTTAAATCCTAAATATACTCCATTTTCTTTTTCTAATTTAAAATTTAAAAAATGATTTAATCTTCCAAGTGAGATACCTTGATCATTACAAATAGGATCTACATAAACATTAAAATTAAGTTCCTTACATAACATTGAATTTATTAATATATTTTGACCAACACCCCCGCTAATTGTTATATCATTATTTATTTTTAATTTTTTAATAAATTGAATTGCCATAAATTCACATGCTTTTTGAAACGTAAAAGCTAAATCTTGTGAATTTTTATTATCAATGCATGTATTAAAATTATCCTTAAATATTTTTTTAGGATTTATATTTTTATCTTGATTTGCTATTATATAATTTTTATTGAAATGATTTTCAAAAATTATTTTGTTATAATAATCTGCATTCATTTTACCAAAAGAACTTAAAGCCATTGCTTTTCCGTCTGAAAATTGATCTTCTGAAAATAAACCAAGTTCTCTCAATAAAGTTTGGTATGCTTGACCAATTCCTATATTATGTGGTGAAACATGAATGTTATCTTTAACATAATCAGTGCCGTGCTCTGTATGAAATAATTTAAAATTATCATTTAAATTATTTTTAAAATAACTTACTTGTTCGTCTATAAAATGATCTTGAAAATGATGAGTTGTTCCTCTTCCGTCCCATATTAAGTAATTTGTTTTATCATTAAATAATTTTGCACAGGAAGCATGAAAAATATGATGCTCGTTAGTTATGTATATTGAACAATTATTCTTTATAATTAATCTTTTTTGATTAATAATATATAACCACATAGACATACAATCGTCAGGTAAATGTGTTAATAATATATGATCAAATGGAACATTAAGTTCATTTATTTTTTTTATTAAAGAATTATCTGGCCAAGAAACATGTTTAAAACGGTTAATTCTACTTATTTCAATATGAACTAAAAGTTCATTATCTTTTGAAATACTTATTGCTCCTGTATGGCTACAATAAACTGAAAGAACATTCATTATTCACTTTTTATTTCAGTATCTGAAAATGTTTGTTTATTAGCGATTTCCTCTTTAAATTTTATTTGCCAATCGGAAACTATTTTAACTAAATTATTTCCAAAATGTTTTAAATTTTCATCTGATAGATGTAATTTACCTCTTCTAAAAAGAAGTATTCTTTCTTTCCAAGAAAATTCTATATCACAAGACCCATTTTCATATTGTTTAAATTTCATTTTTGCATCCCATATAAAATTCTTTTGTCCCTAGCCCATTCTTTATTTACTCCATTTTTATCCACATAATGTAAAAAAGTTTGTGCGTGCCAATCTCCTTTAAATTCTTCTCTCCAATGTTCAATTTCACATCCTAAATATATTGCAGCATCACCTGATTCCATATTTATTTCTGTACCATCCATGAATATTGGCCACTTAGTTCCATCAGAATTAATCATTACAGTAACGCTTATCTCACAAGCTGTCCTGTCTGTATGTTTTTTTAAATCTGCATTAATTGTATACATTCTCCAAAAAGCATAAGTACATAATAATTCTAAACCAGTTTCTTTTTGCATTAAGTCTAGTTTATTAACCATTAAAGATTCCATTAAAGGATCTGCATAAAAAAATGTATCCCCATTATCATTCTGTTGAAAATCAAAAGAATCAAAATTTAATCTGTGTTTAATTCTACAGTAAGAAGTTAATAATTTAATTTCTTCTTTTGTTAAAAAATTTTTAATTAATTTATATTTAAACTCTTTAATCGTATTCATATTAAAAATAATTAAAGTTAATTACTATTCTTCTATCTACATCTGTTTGACTAACAGCACTATGTTTTAATTGAGAATCAAAAATAAGTATTTTATTCTCTTCACATTTTATTTTATATTTTATACTCTCATCTAAAACAGTGTAACCATCACACGTATTCATATATAGTATAGCTGTTTTACATTTGAAAGGTCTATCAACATGAAAATTAGATTGATATCTTTGTTCTTTTTTTAATAGTAAATTTGCTCTAACTTCAATGACAGAAATAACCTCTAATTTTTTAAGTATTGGTATTATATAATTTTCATAAAAAACAGAACAAGGAGCATTATTATTATAAAAACAATGATTAAAAAAATAACTATCATTACTTGTTTTATTTTTTTTAAAAAACCAATTAATTTCTTCTGAAAATAAAAAAGATTGCAAATTATTAAATTATCCTTTTTCTAAAAAATTTTCTTTTATAGTGCCCATGCTACTACTGAATACCTTTTTCCTTTCGTTACTGGTTTTACTGTATGTGGATATAAAAAGTTACTCGGCCAAATAATCATCCTGTTTGGTTTTACTTCTACTTCCCATTCTCCAGACCCATCTGGGTTCCTAAAACATAAATTTCCACCTTCATAATCATTATTCAATAATAAAATACAACTCATTGTTCTTGGAATATCTGCAAAATGATCTACATGCCAAGTGTAAAAACCAGTATTTTCATATTTTAATATCTCTATATCAAAAATATTTTTATAATCATAATCTAAAACATTTGCATCAAATTTATACTGTTTTAAATTTTTATTAAAATAAAAATATAATAAATTAAACCAATGCACTGTAGATAATGAATTATTTAAATTTGATAATGGCAATGTATATGTTCTTCTTATATTAAAATCTGTTTTCGATTCATCACCACCACCAATTTTTGTCTCTTGAAAATCTGAAATATTTGAAAAACGAATTAAATTACTTAAAGCATTCCATGGTAAAACATCATCATAAATTTTTATAAAATTTTTTATTTCCATGATTTCTTATTCCAATATTTATCTTTATAAATATTTATTAATCTTAATCCATAAAAAAGTCTAGAGTTTTGTATTTCTTTTTGTTTTCTTGGTTTAACTATCATTTTCCATGAATCTCTTTTAAATGGTATTATTTGAACATAAGGAGTTCCTTTTTTTATAGTCGTTTCTAGTATAGGGTATTTATCACCATTTAAAACAATTGGAAAATTAATTTCATTTGGAAAAGTATCAGTATCAACAATACCTGGTATTATCGAAAATCTATCATCTGAATTATTTAAAGGTGGCAAAAATAAACAAGAATATCCTTTTGGAGTTTTAATTTTCCATGGGTTTAATATTTTATAAAATGGCAAATTTTTATTTTTTTCTATAAATGGACTTCCGGCTACTTGCATT